AACGACTAGCCTGGCAAAGAAGGGTTGGTTGACCAAGAAGAAGAGGGGGTTCACAGGCTGCAATCAATACACGATGTGTATGCCAGAAAGACTTACCAATTTGGACTTAGAGACCAACTTGGCATTAGAGACCAACTTGGTCCCAGACACCAACTCCAATTTGGACTCAGATGCCAAGTACGATCTTGGACTCACAGACCATGTACAAGTAACAAACCAATTAACAAACCAGGTTAACAAACCAGTAACTAAGGCTATTGCCGTGAGTGATCAAAAAGATCGGTTTGAAGAGTTTTGGGCTGATTACCCAAAAAAAGAAAAAAAAGCTGCCGCAATTAAGTCATACGCTAAAGCAATCAAAAACGTATCACACGAAACCATTACCAAAGCAATGCTTAACCACAAAGTAATTAAAAACTGGACGGGCGATCAATTTACCCCGATGGCTTCAACGTGGTTAAACGATGAGCGTTGGTATGATGAAATAAAAATAACCGGAGGATATTCCAATGGGACTAACCAACAGCAACCAGGTCGCACTACAAGTTCAGACCGAATGCGAACAGCCGCAAATGAACTCGTCCAATCACTCAACCAAGCACACTAGGATTATGGCTGAACTGTGGGTCCGCATGGAAGAGTTGTTTCCTAACCTGTGGGTCAGTGTTAACGGCTTGCCTAGCCTGACTAACGGGAAGTTTGAAACCTGGAGTCGCAAACTATCAGACTTAACAATGGATGATTTTGGTAAAGCATTTGCCAATCTAGAACAGCACATTGAGTATTCTGTGCAGCGAAAGGAAAAGGTTTATCCACCCAGCTACGCAGAGTTTAAAGGGCATATCAAAGGTCTAGCTTATGACGCGATCACAGCGCAGCAAGCCAGGCAGTCAGATTCAACTCCGTTGATGATTACTAAGGAACTGTCAGCAGAAGAGCGCAGTTACGGCAATGAACAGTCAGCAGCTCTAAGAGGGCTGTTTCGATGAGTACAGTATTGATTGGAGTATTGACCTACAAACAAGGGTTGCACGACAAATACTTTTACCTGGCTAGTGATGGTCAATGGCTTTTATCAGCTGACCAAACAGGTATTGATAATATTTTTAACCCAAAAAAACTTATAGCAAAAAAGAAAACATTAAAACGGCAATTTCCTTTGTGGATAGAGGTGCTTCGCTTTATCAAAACAAATGAAGGATTAACGGTGGCAGAAATTAGTAAATCGTTAAATTTTTTTGTGTCTCAAGTTGCGCCTACGCTGACCAGGTTAAGGCAAAGAGGAAAGATAAAAAAAACGAAACCAAGGCGATGTTCTATTTCTAATCATTCATCTAGTTCATGGGTAATTGCATGAAAAATTATTTAGCCGAGCCAAAATTAAAAAGTGATTACAAGGAATTACTACCTGATTACCAGGGTCCGGTAACCAAAGCTTCGTGGGGTGAGTCTGGTGGACTTACTCACATTGTGAAAAGTCAGTTAAATCCAACAGCCCGTAAAAAATATAACAAAGAAAGGAATGCCGCATGATTCATCCAAATAGTTTGTCCGCAATAGATTCAATTGCACCAGTAGTTACGGGAGCAGCAAGAATTGAAGTTTTAAAGGTTATTAAAGAACAAGGTCCGATTACTCGCCAAGACATTGGCGCAGCTTTGGGATGGGAGATTAATCGTGTCACTGGTCGCGTCCGTGAGTTACTAGACAAAAACAACATTATTGAATCTGGCGATGACACAAGCCATTCAAAAAAGCGCGGTTTATTGTGGCCCATTTCACTATGAGCGAAGTTGTTTATAGCGTAGACAATAAAAACGTGTCTGGAATGATTTCTCAGATCGTTCAAATGATCAACAAAGGTTTATTTATTGGCCCAGTGGAAGTTGTTCTTAGACGCAAAGCCAGAAGCCAGAGTCAGAATAAAAAGATGTGGCCTATGCTGGCTGACGTTCAAAAACAGGTCAATTGGTATGACGAAAATCTCGACACCGAAGATTGGAAAACCATGTTTATGGCAAGCCTCAGTAAGCAGCGCGCTATTCCAGGCTTGGATGGTGGGTTCGTTGGTCTCTCTCGCAGAAGTAGTCTTTTAAACAAAGAAGAATTTTCTCAACTAATCGAACTGATCTATGCCTTCGGTAGTGAGCGAAACGTGGCATGGTCCGAGCCCTCATTACAAAATTACACAAAGTACAAAGAGGCTGCATGAGTCTTAAGCCTGCGCGTCAAAAAAAGTGTAAATCCTGCAAGGTTACATTCAAGCCCTTCTTATCAACGGCCTCTGTATGCTCCGTAGATTGCGCTGTAACGATGGCAAAGGCTAATAGTGCCAAGACCATAAAGCAAAACGTAAAAGCGCGTAAACAGGCTCTAAAGAGCTTAGGGACGTTACACAAAGAAGCGCAAGCGTCTTTTAATAAATACATTAGGCTTAGAGATAAGGGTAAACCTTGCATCAGTTGCCAAAGACACCACACAGGTCAGAACCACGCAGGTCACTTTTTGAGTATTGGCAGCAGCCCAGAATTGCGCTATGCGGAAAGTAATGTGCATTTGCAATGTTCTGTTTGTAACAACCATCTCTCAGGCAATTTAATTAACTACCGAGCCAACCTAGTTAAAAAAATAGGCATAGAACACGTTGAATCACTGGAAGGTCCGCAAGAGCCCAAAAGATACAGACATGAAGAGATCCTGGCGATCAAAGCTAAATACAAATTATTGACTAAAGAATTAACGATCAAACTTGAGGGCGCGGCATGATTACTTTAGAGCAAGATGAAGTTAATGAGGGGGCGCATTTAATCTCGTTGTTAATTAAAAGCTTGATTGAAGTTAATGATGGTAGGGCTCTCAACGAACAAGACGATGATTTGATGGCAGCAGCAGTAACCTGGGTGGAAGAATACAGCGACTCAGTTGAAATTTATTAAAATGATGGAACCGTAATGAGTAGACCAACAAAGTACACACCAAAGTTATTGGATAAGGCGAATCACTATCTAAATAGTTATACGCGGCTAATTCCTAGCAACCAGGATTTGTGCTTGCACCTGGACATTAGCGAGACAACTTTATACCGCTGGGCAGAGGAGCATGAGCAGTTTCGGGATATATTAGGCAAAGTTAAGCTCACTCAGTTCACAGTGGCGATGGATGGCGGTCTAGGCGGTGATTTAAACGCTAACCTGGTCAAGCTTTTAATGGGCAAGCATGGACTGTCGGAGAAGAGTACCGTGGATCAGATCAGCAGTGATGGTTCTATGGCCCCTAAGAGCAAGATTGAATTGGTTGCCAAAGAGTTTAACACTGAATGAATGTCGGGCAGATAGAGCTACCTCCTAAACTAATTCCGGTGTTTCAAGGCACAGCAAGACTGCGCGCAGCTTGGGGTGGGAGGGGTAGTGGCAAGACGAGAAGCTTTAGTCTGATGAGCGCAGTGGAAGGCTATCGCTACGGGACAGCAGGCATCTCAGGTCAGATCCTATGTGGGCGTGAACATCTTAACTCGCTGGAAGAGTCATCGTTAGAAGAGGTTAAGGCGGCTATACGCTCAGTCGATTGGCTTGATGACTATTACGAAATTGGTGAGCGGTACATTAGGTCCAAAGACGGGCGCATTAAGTATGTGTTCGCAGGGCTGCGACATAACCTAGACAGCATCAAATCTAAGGCCAAATTACTGCTTGCCTGGATCGATGAGGCTGAAGGGGTGTCAGAAGAAGCCTGGCGTAAACTAATGCCCACGGTGCGTGAGGAAGGCTCAGAGGTTTGGGTGACTTGGAATCCTGAGTCAAAGGACAGCGCAACTCATAAACGCCTGCGGTTAGAAGCTCCGGACAATAGCCGCATCGTTAAAGTTAATTGGTCGGATAATCCCTGGTTCCCAAAAGTGCTGGAGCAGGAGCGTCAAGAAGACCTAAAGCGCAGGCCTGACACCTATGGTCATGTCTGGGAAGGTGATTTTCTAGAGTACCCAGAGGGCAGCTTTTTTCTGCGTGAAATTAATAAAGCAAAAGACGAAGGCCGTATTTGCAAGATACCTGTTGTCGCCTCACACCCTTGCATGACTTTTTGGGACATCGGCAGCAGTGACGGGTGTGCAGT